CTCGCTGTGGTAATTGCTCTGCTTTCATCCAAACACCAAAGATGCTTGCTTGCATTGAGAGTGGCTTGGAGATGAATGGCGAGGAGATGGATGCTTGGGAGGTGATTGACGCTGGTGACTTAGGTTACTGCGAAGTGTTTGATTTTAAGTGTGCCTCTAAGAGAACTTGTGAGGCATGGATTGCAGGTGGGCCAATAACCGAGGAAAAACATGGGAACGACAAATCAGCAAGCTCTGGAGATGATGCAGAAGATGATGCAGAAGAAGACTAAACCCATGCCTGTCAGGGGTGAGCGTACTGCAAAGAACAAAGCAAAGAAGCCCAAAAAATGAGCCTCTATGAGAACATCCGCAAAAAGCGTGATCGCATCGAGGCGCAAAAGGCTGCTGGCAAGACTCCAGAGCGTATGCGTAAAGTGGGTGCGAAGGGTGCGCCAACTGCGGATGCGTTTAAGCAAGCGGCTAAGACTGCTAAAAAGAAATGATTAAACGAGGCTCAGAGCAGTTTTCTGGCTATAACAAGCCTAAGAGAACTCCTAACCATCCAACCAAGTCTCACGCTGTTTTAGCGAAGTCTGGTGAGGATGTGAAGCTGATTCGTTTTGGTCAGCAAGGTGTAAAGGGTTCACCTAAGAAGGCTGGTGAATCTGAGGCTGACAAGAATCGTAGAGAAAGTTTTATGGCTCGTCATGCTAAAAACATTGCAAAAGGCAAAATGAGTGCAGCCTTTTGGTCTGCCAAGGAAAAATGGTGAACAACATGAAAATGACAAAAGCTGGTCAGAAAAAAGTTGGCAAGGTCATGGGTGAGTACAAAGAAGGTACTCTGCACTCTGGTAAGGGTGGCAAGGTTGTCAAGAGCCGTGACCAAGCGATTGCGATTGCTATGGCAGAAGCTGCTAAGAAAATGGGCAGGATGAAATAATGGCTGAACTTGGCGCATTTTTTGGTAATCCAAACATTCAGCGTCAAGGTGCTAGGGCTAGAGCCTTGGCAGGACAGAGAGATGTCAACACATTGGCAGACCCTAGAACTTATGCAATTGTTCAGGGTTTGTTAGGAACTGCTCCTGACCAGATGGGGCTTAGTGTTCTGAACCCTGATTACGAAAAGATTAGAAAAGCCGCAGAGCCAGCGTTTGCTTTGGGGTCTTTGTTGCAAATTGCACCAATGGCTAAAGCCTTAAATGCGCCAGCAGCAGCTATTGGTAAAGCAGTCGGGCCAACAGTAGATAGATTGGTTACTCAAACGCTTGAGCGTGGTGGTTTACCTGCTGATATTTTGCAAGGTATGGCACAAGGTACTCAAAGTGCTGTTTATCGTCAATCAACACCACTAAAACCAGACCCAACTGTTGGAACTCGTTTTGAACGTGAGTTTATGGGTGGATTGCTAGATAAAACTCCACTTAAATTAGAGGACTATCAAGGCGCAAGCGTAATGATTATGCCTTGGGATAGCACAAGCAGAAACTACAAAATTTTAGGTGTATCTGACGAAGCATTGGCCAATCCAATCATTACTCATGGTGGCCAAGACTATGCTAGAGACTTGGCGCATATTGAGCAACGTATTGCTGGTGCATCTAACTTAGGAATTGCCAAGCGTATCCGTGACAGAGATGCAATGGCTAGAATGGAAAACTTAGAAGCTGGTGGAACTGGTGAAGTATTGCATTTGCCAGTAACAATGGGTTCTGGTTCTGAAAACTTCTCTGTCATGCCTGTTGAAGTGTTGATGAATTTTGCAGACAAAGCAAATCTGCCAACATCACAAATTAAAGAATTTGATGACAGCATTAGAAACTTTAAAGTTTTTAAGGGTACAGGCGAAAAACGTAAAGTAAGTTATCCATTTAAAGACTTTAAAGGAATCATGTCTGAGGAAGGCAGGATTCAAATGTATTCTGGTGAAGGAATCGGCTCGACAGCAGGTGAGTTGCGTAAGGCGATTACTGATAGGTTTTACTTAAAAGAAAACCAAGAAAAATTTGGATTTAATGCTGAAGATGTAAGCGCAGCATTGACAGACCCTGCTTTGGTTGGCGTACCTAAAGGCTATGTTGGCAACACAGTAATTATGTCAACACCAGAAGGAATGCACTTGCGACCATCTGTCAATAGAACTTACAACACCGACTTTACAGGTCAATACGAAGGAACTTTAGGACAAAGCCTACCTGTAGAAGTATTGATGGCTGAAAGGTTTGGTTTGTTAGGCAATGAGTTTGCTGGCAAACAAGGCGACATCAGAAACATGATTCTTGGCGCACTTGAAAAACGCAAAGAAGGCGTGTCTCAAGTTATTGATGAGCCAATGATCGAGCGTTACTACAAATACCTTGCTGACCAAAGAAGCAAAGGCTTACTCGATTGATTCGTAAAGACTGAGTAGCATTGACTCAATGTTGCGCTTTGCATCTTCTAAAAGGATAGATAAATCCTCTGTAGATAACTTCATGGCTTCTTCATCTAGTTCAATGTTTAAAACAAATGGACTAGTTTTGTCTATAATAACTTTCATATTAACCTTTTAGACATTGTTGAGCTACAATTATCTCACAATATATCTTGTATAGCAACATTGACCAACCCTAGAGGAGTCAAACAAAATGAATAAATTAGAGGTAGGAAAACCAGAAAACCTAACCAATAGGGGTAGGGGAAGACCTAAAGGCGCAACTAATAAGTCAACAGCAATCGTCAGAGAGGTCATAGCCTCATTTGCTGATGAGAACGCACATAAGCTACAAAGATGGCTAGATGAGGTGGCTGAAGGTGTAGGTGGCAACAAGCCAGACCCTGCTAAAGCGGCTGATTTATATCTAAGGGCTATTGAGTACCATATCCCTAAGTTAGCTAGAACAGAATTGTCTGGTAATCCTGACCAACCACTTCAGCACATCGTCACATGGGCGAAGTAATCGAAATCCCTTACGCACCAAGGGAACACCAGATCAAGGTTCATGAGTTACTAGACGCAAATAGGTTTGCAGTCGTAGTGGCTCATCGTAGGTTTGGTAAGACTGTTGCTGCGCTAAACCATCTAATCCGTGATGCGGTACTAAACCAGAACGAAGCACCAAGGTATGCCTACATTGCGCCTACCTATGGACAAGCTAAGAGGGTGGCTTGGGATTACCTAGTTAAGTACACAGAGCCTCTAGGCGGTACTGCCAACATCTCAGAGTTACGAGTTGACTTTTGGGGTAGGCGTATCCAGTTATATGGCTCAGACAATCCTGATTCCTTACGAGGTCAATACTTTGATGGGGTAATCCTAGACGAGATTGGTGACCAAAACCCTAAGATATGGACAGACATTATTAGACCTGCCTTGAGTGATCGTAAGGGCTATTGTCTTTTCATTGGTACACCCAAAGGACACAACCACTTCAAAGAACTGCGAGACAGGGCTGAGAAGGAGGATGGGTGGGGTTTACTTGAGTTCAAAGCCTCTGAAACAAAGGTGGTAGACGAGGTAGAACTGAAGCAAGCCAAGAACGAAATGGGCGAAGACAAGTACTTGCAGGAGTTTGAGTGCAGTTTCAATTCGAGCGTTGAGGGGTCATTTTATGGAAAGATACTCAATGAACTAGAGGAAAAGAAGCATATGCAAGAGATTCCTTACGAGGAACTTAGCAGAACCTTTACCGCTTGGGACTTGGGAATGAGCGACTCTACGTCTATCTGGGTAGCCCAATTGGTAGGCTCAGAGATCAGATTGATCGACTACTACGAGAATCATGGGGTGGGTTTAGACCACTATGTGAAGTGGATTAGGGATAACGACTACACAAAGGCTGAACACATCTTGCCCCATGACGTTAGGGTTAGAGAGATGGGTACAGGTAAGAGCCGACTAGAGATGCTTGAGGAAGCTGGACTAGAGATCAAGATAGCCCCAAGGATGAGCCTAGACGATGGTATTCAGGCTGTAAGGCGTATTTTACCGAGGTGTTGGTTTAACGTGCCAAAGGTACAGACAGGATTGAACTGCCTGAGAAACTACCGCAGAGACTAC